TTGATACTTACAAGCAAGCTGCCATCCGCAAAAGAGTTTAAGCGGTGGGTTACATCAAGCGTTTTGCCTATGATACGCAAAACGGGCGTGTATTCAGCCGGTATGGCTTTGAAAAACGATGACACCGTTGCACCGATGAGGTTACTTTCCCCGGATGATTATCTTTCGGCTGCCAGGCTTATTGCCACTTGCAAGAGTGAACGGCTGGGCATCGTGCTTGCACTTTTATCAAAAGGCGGTTGGGATATTCCCCAGATTGCAACCGGTGCATCCGTAAGACCGGACACCTCCGACATTGCCGAAAGAATTACACGGGTAAAAGCCAAAACGGGCATAAGCCTGCAAGAGCTCGGAAAAGTAAGCGGCATAAGTGTTGAGGTTTTGCGCTCTTATGAAACCGGGCGGCGTTTTCCAAAGCAAGAAAGGTACACCTCCCTCGTGATGCTGTTAAACAGCCTTGAGGAAACGGCCGAAAAGGAGGATGGCGAACAATGACACCCGAACAACAGAGAGCCAAAGAGCGTGAGCTTGCCGCCATACGGAAACGAAAAATAAGACAGCGTAACAACCGTATTGCGTGGCTCGTAATTATCGGCATTGTGCTTGTAATATTTGCCCTCGGCACGCTCTTTGGGTATCACCTTACAAGCCACACACCCGCCGGACAAGCTGACATAACGGAAAGCACACAGATTGCTGCCAAGATCCGTGCGGACGAGCCCACAGCAAAAGTAATTGAGCTCACAAGCACCGCCGAAACCCCAAAAGGTGTGCCGGGGCTGTCGCTTGATTATGACTTGCAAAAAGTAATGTATGAAAGCTGCCAAAAGTACGATGTACCTTTTGCCCTGGCTTTGGCCGTGGCAGAAAAAGAAAGCGGCTTTAACCCGGATGCCGAAAGCAGGACAGACGATCACGGCATTATGCAGATTAACCGCTGTAATTTTGAGTACCTGCGTAACAAAGGCATTGATCCCCTTACCTATGAGGGAAACATTGAGGCCGGCGTAATGCTCCTCGGTGAAAACCTAACCCGTTACGGTGATGAGGGGCTGGCGGTTATGGCATATAACTGCGGCCGCACCGGAGCAAAAAGGCTTTGGGATGCCGGTGTATATAGCACATCGTACTCAAGGGCCATTATGGAGCTATACGAAAAGTGGCTCGGAGTGCTGGAGGCACAGCAGTAATGGCTTATTATCACACCTGCCCGGATTGCGGTGCAAACCTCGATCCCGGCGAAAAATGCGATTGTCAAACAAATAAAATTTACATAACCAAGGAGGCTAACACCAATGTTAGAAATGAAAGTAACGATCACGGCTGCCACAGACCTTATGGCGGTGCTCAACAACATTGCCGCCGCACTTGACGGCAAAAACCCGCACACCGTTTGTAACCAGTTTGGTGCAGACAGTAAGCACATTGACAATGCGGGCACCATCAATATGGGCGTTGGCGGTAACGCACAGCCCGCAACACCTACGGCACCGGTAAACCCTACCCCCGCACCGGTAGCGACACCCGCACAGGCACCTGGTGCGCCTTTGAGTGCGACACCTGCCCAGACGGCAACCCCGATTGCCCCCACGGTCCCTGTTGCCGTGCCTGCCCACGCCGCAGCACCTGCGGCTAATGTAGCACCGGCTCCCGCCGTTCCGACCTCTGCGCCGCAGTACACGCTTGATATGATTGCAACCGCAGGCTCAGCGCTTATTGATGCCGGAAAGATGGATCAGCTTATGCAGCTGCTCGGCAAGTTTGGCGTGGCAAGCCTTACAGAACTTGCACCCGAAAGCTACGGCGCCGTTGCAAATGAAAAACACCGACACCAGAGAGCTTAACGCCATAATGGCGGCAACGCCGGGCTGGCAAAAGTCTGCCGGTACCCTGCATTTTGGCCCGTATGGCACACAGCGTGGGTTTAATAAAATCTAACAATTAGCATCTAACATTTTGTTTTTCGTGTAGAATTGTTAGAAAAATGCCGTCTAACATTTTTACACGGAAAAACATTGTTTTGTTTAATTGTTAGAGAGATTGTTAGACCGAAAACCCGCATAAAATAAGGCTTTTTATTACTTTTCTAACATTCTAACATTTTTTCTTATAGAGTATAAAATTAGAGAGTTTGAGAGTAAAATTACGCCCTAACCCGCCTGTTTGCGTGTATTATGCGTGCGCGCGTGAGAAAGTTAGAAAAGGAGGAAAACGATGCTTGAAAAAACTGTTGAAAAAGAATTGTGCGACCGGGTAAAAAATGATCTCGGCGGCTGGGCATTAAAGTTTGTGAGCCCCGGACAAAACGGCGTACCGGATCGCATTGTGCTTGTGCCGTATGGGCGTATATATTTTGTGGAAACAAAGGCACCGGGTAAAAAGCTGCGTAAGCTGCAAGAATATGTTTGCGGTTTGATAAAGCAGTTAGGTTTTAAGGTGCTGCGGATAGACACCAAGGAAAAGGTGGAGGCTTTCGTAAGGGAGGTGCAAACGGGTGGAATATAAACCGCATAATTACCAAGCATACTGTATTGAGCGTATTGTAAATGATCCGGCGGTTGGGTTGTTCCTCCGTCCGGGCTTGGGCAAAACCTCAATAACGCTTTCGGCAATAAACATTTTGAAATACTTTAAGTGGAACATTGCAAAGGCTTTGGTTGTAGCACCCAAAAAGGTTGCAGAGGGTACCTGGAGCAAGGAGGCAAACAAGTGGGATCACTTAAAGCATCTGCGTGTGGTTACGGTCCTGGGATCGTCTGCAAAGCGTATAAAGGCACTTAACACCCCTGCGGATGTGTATGTTATAAACCGTGAAAACATACCCTGGCTGGTTGAATACTACCAGCAGGCGTGGCCGTTTGATATGGTGGTGCTTGATGAAAGCACGAGCTTTAAGAACGGCCAAAGCAAACGCTTTAAGGCAATGAAACTTGTAAGGCGTTTTTGCAAAAAGGTTGTGCTGCTTACCGGTACACCGTCCTCCAAGGGGCTTATGGACCTGTGGGCGCAGATTTATTTACTTGATGAGGGCGCACGGCTGGGCAAGAATATAACACAATTCCGCACACGGTACTTTGATGCCAATACACACGGCGGGCATTTTACCGACTACAAACCGAAAGAGGATGCCGAGGCGGCCGTGCTTAAAGCCATAAGTGATATTTGCGTATCAATGAAAGCCGAGGACTACCTGGAATTGCCTGCTTGTATCGAGCACGATGTTCCCATAGTGCTTGACGATAAGACAATGAAAGCGTACAAGCAGTTTGAGCGCGATCTGCTGCTTACCATTGACGAGGACACCATAACCGCCAACACCGCCGGGGTGCTTACCGGCAAGCTGTTACAGTTTTGCAGTGGTGCAATGTATGACAATGACCGCAAAGCCGTACATATTCACGATTGCAAAATCGAGGCCTATATGGAACTTTTGGAAAGCCTAAACGGTGAGCCTTGTATTACATTCTACGGCTACCAGCACGATAAGGATCGCATCCTTGCAGCCCTTGAAAAAACAAAGCTGCGTGTGTGCGTGTATAAAGGCACCGAGGACGAGGATGCCTGGAACAGCGGCAAGGTTGATGTGCTGCTGGTGCACCCAAGCAGCTGCGCCTACGGGTTAAACCTGCAAGCAGGCGGCCGGCACATTATCTGGTTTACACCAAACTGGAGCTTTGAGCTTAACGATCAAGGCAAGTGCCGTTTGTGGCGGCAGGGCTCCCCGTATGACAAGGTTTATGTGCATTACCTTATTGTGCAGGGGTGCGTTGATGAGGATGTGCTTGACACTATACGGGAGCGTGCAGGCACACACGAAACCGTGATGCAAGTGCTTAAAGCCCGTATCAAGAAAATAAAGGAGGCAGCAGTATGACACTAAAAGAATTATCACAGTTATACTACCTTAACCGTGAAATTGAACGAGATCAAGAACGGTTAGAGAAATTACGGGCAAGCGCATCGGCACCGGGAGCACCCAACTATGACGGTATGCCTAAAAACCCCAGCTTTGAAAACCGCCTTGAGCGTTACATTGCAGAGATTGTTGACCTTGAGGCGATTATCCAGGCGAAAATAACGCAGTGCTTACACGAGCGTGCACGCCTTGAGAGGTATATTGCCGAAATACCGGACAGCTTAACCCGGCAGATCTTTCAGCTGCGGTTTATTAACGGTTTGACCTGGGTGCAGATTGCGTTTAGCGTTGGCGGCGGCAATACCGAGGAGGGCGTGCGTAAAAGGGTTTACAGACACCTTGAGCAAGAAAACAAAGGCGAAAAATAAAGATGTCCCAAAATGTCCGGGTTACATAGTGTATAATGTAAACTGCGGGTATTGACCACAAGGGCAATGCCTCCTTGGATAAGAACAGCGGCGGGGTTTACTCCCTCCAGATAGCCCCGCTGTCTGTTCTTTTATTTTGCTATGAAAGCGAGGTGATACTATGACCGACAGGCAGCAAAAGTTTGCGGATGAGTATATCATAGATTGCAATGCAAGCCGTGCGTATAAGGCTGCATACCCGAATGTTAAAAAGGACACTGTGGCAAGAGCCAACGGCAGCAGGTTGCTTGCAAAGGCTAACATTAAAGCCTATATCGAGGAAAAGCTGGCCGAAATAAGCAGCAAGAAAACAGCGGAGGCCACCGAGGTTATTGAGTATCTTACCTCGGTGCTGCGTGGGCAAAGCGAGGCAAGTGTGGTTGTTGTCGAGGGCTACGGTGACGGATGCTCCGAGGCAAAAATCATTAAAAAGCCACCGGACGAAAAGGAGCGCCTCAAGGCCGCAGAGCTTTTGGGCAAGCGTTATGGCCTGTTTACCGACAAGGTAGATGTTGGCGGCGCCGTACCGGTGGTAATTTCCGGCGGTGAGGATCTTGAGGACTAAAACCGCCAAACAGCTACACCTCCCCGATGTTGTGGGCAAAGGCTACGGCACATTTTGGCGTTTTAAGGGCAGGTACCGGGTATGCAAAGGCTCCCGTGCCTCCAAAAAATCAAAAACCACAGCCTTAAACAATATCACACGGCTTATGGAATACCCACAGGCCAACTTGCTTTGCGTGCGTAAAACATACCGCACATTAAAAGACAGCTGCTTTACGGAGCTTAAATGGGCTATACACCGCCTCGGCGTTGATGCGTGGTGGGATATAAAAGAGAGTCCGCTTGAAATGACCTACAAGCCCACCGGACAAAAGATCCTTTTCCGTGGCCTTGACGATCCGCTGAAAGTAACCTCCATTACCGTTGAGGTTGGGGTGCTTTGTTGGCTATGGATCGAGGAGGCATACGAAATAAGCTCCGAGGCTGATTTTGACACCCTGGACGAAAGCATCCGAGGCGAGGTACCGCCGGGGCTGTTCAAACAAATTACGCTTACTTTTAACCCGTGGAATGAGCACCACTGGATCAAACACCGCTTTTTTGATGCCGCACCGGATCCGGATATTTTTGCAATGACAACCAATTACACCTGCAATGAGTGGCTGGATGCAGCGGATAAAAAAGTGTTTGAAACTATGAAACGAAACAACCCCCGCCGTTACCGTGTTGCCGGCCTCGGTGATTGGGGCATCGTTGAGGGCTTGGTATATGAAAATTGGGAGGAGCGACTTTTCAGCATTGACGAGGTGCGGAAAACGCCCGGTATTAAATCGGCGTTTGGCCTTGACTTTGGATATACCAACGATCCCACCGCTTTATTTTGCGGTTTGATAGACACCAGCAGCAAAACCCTTTGGGTGTTTGATGAAATATACAAGCCGGGTATGAGCAACGAGGATATAGCCGCAGCCGTTACAGAGGCAGGCTATGCCAAAGAGCGCATCCGGGCAGACAGTGCCGAGCCGAAAAGCATTGATCGCCTTTATGCCCTGGGGCTTGCCCACATACGCAGGGCACGCAAGGGCAAGGACAGTATCAACAACGGCATTGACTTTATACAAGATTATAAAATCTTTATCCACCCACGGTGCACCAATTTCCTTACCGAGATTGGCAACTACACTTGGGATACGGACACAAAGACCGGTAAAAAGCTAAACCGCCCCATAGATGACTTTAACCACCTTATGGACGCTATGCGGTACGCTTTGGAGGAATACTCCACCGGTCCGAATTACAGTTTTAAGTAAAGGAGGTGCAGCCAAATGAAAGCATTAAATTTTTACTCCCCATCAATCGAAATGCAGGCCCGTATGGCTGCAAACATTGTACCGGGCATTACTGATAAGCAGTTTTTGGAGCTTGAGATCAAAAAGTGGTTGACCTCCCAGGAACGGCATCGGCAAATAGCAGGCGATGCCTACTATGACGGTATGCAAACGATTTTGAAACGCAAACGCACGGTTATTGGCGAGGGCGGCGAGCTTAAAGAGGTTGACAACCTGCCAAACAACCGCCTTATTGATAACCAATACGCAAAAATGGTGGATCAAAAGGCAAATTACCTTTGCGGCCAGCCCGTCACTTTCGACACCAAAAACGCCGCATACGGTGAGGCGCTTGCAAAGGTGTTTGGACATAAGGCGCAGCGCACTTTGCGTATTGTGGCTGAAAAGGCTTTGACAGGCGGCAAGGCGTGGGTGTTCCCCTACTACACGGACGAGGGCACGCTTGCCTTTGCAATGCTCCCAGCGCACGAGGTGCTGCCGTTCTGGAGCGACACCGCACACACCGATCTTGATTGTGCCGTGCACTTTTTCCCCATTTACGAATATGACGAAAAAGGCAACGAGAGCATTGTTGAAAAAGTGGAGGTTTTCCACGCAGGCGGCGTTGAGCGTTTTATCTGGAAAGATGGCACGCTTGAGATTGACAACGATGCAGCCTCCGGCTCCTATGTTACCGTGATTGATCCCAAAACTCAAAAGCCCCGTGCGCTGAATTGGGCAAGGATCCCTTTGGTTTGCTTTAAGGCTAACCACAGGGAACTCCCCCTCCTCTGCCGTGTGCGGTGCTTGCAGGATGCCCTTAACCTTATGCTTTCCAATTTTGTAAACTCAATGGAGGAGGATGTGCACAACACCGTGCTGGTTATACACAACTATGACGGTGAGGACTTGGGCGAATTTAGGCGCAACCTTGCCACATACGGTGCTGTTAAGGTACGGACAACGGACGGCTCCGATGGTGCTGTTGACACCCTGGAAATTGAGGTAAAAGCCGAAAATTACAAGGCTGTTATGGAGCTTTTGAAAAAGGCCATAATCGAGAACGCCAGGGGCTATGATGCCAAGGATGACCGGCTGAACGGTACGCCAAACCAAATGAACATAAGATCAATGTACTCCGATATTGATCTTGATGCAAACGGTATGGAAACCGAATTTCAAGCCGCTTTTGAGGATCTGCTCTTTTTCGTCAATGCCCACCTTGCCAATACCGGCGTGGGCAACTTTGACGGTGAGGATGTAACGGTTATTTTTAACCGTGATATAATTGTCAATGAAACAGAAGCAATAGACAATGCTGTAAAATCTGTCGGCATAATTTCTAACGAAACTATTATCAAGCAGCATCCGTGGATTGACGATCCCGAACAGGAATTAGCCCGCATTAAAGCCGAAAAAGAAGAGGCAGCTGCGGAAATGGAGCCGTACAACAACAGTTTTGAAAAAACTATGCCTAATTCAGCCAAACCTATTGAACAAAACAGGGATATGTGATATAATGTATTTGAGGTTATTTGTTCGGAGGCGTATGCAATTATGAAACTCATAGACTTAACAGGTCAGCGGTTTGGTAAACTTGTTGTTTTACATCGGGTTGACAGAGGTAATAAGGCAAAGGTTGAGTGGCTTTGTAAATGCGATTGTGGCAACGAGAGCATTGTTCGTGGCTCAAATTTAAGAAATGGGCACATAAGATCCTGCGGTTGTCTTATTAGTGAAACAAACCGCAAGCACGGGCAATGGGACACTCGCATTTACCACATATATTATGCTATGAAACAAAGGGCACAAAACCCAAACAGCCCGCACTACAAGTATTACGGCGCACTTGGCATAAAGGTATGTGAGGAATGGGATAAAAGTTTTGAGGCTTTTTATAATTGGGCTATACAAAATGGTTATAGTGATGATTTATCCATTGACCGTATAGATCCAAACGGTGATTATGAGCCCTCAAATTGTAGGTGGGCTGATAAGGTAACACAGTCTTTTAACCGCAAAACAGGTGCGGACAACACTACCGGTCATACCGGTGTTAGTTTGAGAAAAGACACCGGAAAATATCAAGCCTATATTTCAAAAGGCGGCAGGCGTAAGGTGCTGGGCAGTTATGAAACCCTTGATGCCGCTGTTCAAGCACGGGAAAAAGCCGAAAATGAGCTTTACAAAACGGAGGTGGTTTAATATGGCTAAATGGGGCAGCGCAGATTTTGAGGAGTTAAAGGCATTAGCAAATGAACTGCTCGAAATGCAAAAAGAAATTGACGAATTTTGTGAAATAGCTGCAAGAGCGTTGGCACACAGATTGCTTTCGCTTGTAATTCGTGATACGCCAGTAGGCGTATACCCGACTACATCGGGCAAAACAGGTGGTACGCTAAAAAGAGGTTGGCTTGCAGAAACACACGAAGAGGCAGCCGGCAGTAGTGGCAGTCCTACGGCTGCGCAAGCATTAGAATATGCAAAGAGCTTGCCGATTGAAAAATCAGGGCACCATTATATTATACGAGTTATCAATCCGGTAAAATACGCAAGTTATGTGGAGTTTGGGCATCGTACCGTAAACGGCGGCTTTGTTAAAGGGCAATACTTTTTAACCAAAGCCGAGGCAATACTCGAAAATGAAAAAGACCGCATCCTCGAAAAAGATTTAACAAAATACCTCAAAGACCATATTTCGTAAAAGAGGTGTTGTGATGAAAAATGCAGATTACTGGATCAACCGTATGCGCTTATTAGAGGAGGCATTACACGATCGTTCACTTGATTATTTTGCAAACCTTGCACGGCAATTTGATATTGCCATAAAAGACCTTGAAAAAGATATACGAGCGTGGTATCAAAGGTTTTCTAACAATAACGGTGGTGTTTCCTGGGCTGATGCGCAAAGGCTCCTTAATTCTAACGAACTTAAAGAGTTTAAGTGGGATGTATGGGAATACATAGAAAAATGCAAGGAGAGTGCCATAAACGGCGCCTGGGTTAAGCAACTTGAAAACGCCTCCGCACGGGTGCATATTTCACGCCTTGAAAGCCTAAAAATTCAATTACAACAGCAAGCGGAAATGCTGACACAAAAAAGCATAAAAGCCACTGCCGATGCCTCGGAGTTGTCATATACGGAAAGTTACTACCATACCGCTTTTGAAATTCAGCGAGGCATCGGCGTGGGCTGGACTATGCAGGGTGTAAATAAGACGCTCATAGAAAAAGTGCTTTCCCGCCCCTGGACATCGGACAATAGAACTTTTACGGCAAGGTGTTGGACGGACAAGGCAAAATTGGTTGAAACCTTAAACCAAGAGCTTACCCGAATGGTAGCAACGGGCGATGCGCCGGATAGAGCAATTAAGGCTATCGCCAAACGCTTTAATGTATCTAAATCAAATGCAGGGCGTGTGGTAATGACCGAAAGTGCGCACTTTGCAGAAACAGCCCGCAGAGATTGCTTTGACGAGCTGGGTGTTGAACGCTATCAAATAGATGCTGCGTTAGATGTTCTTACTTGTGACACTTGCGGTGATATGGATGGCAAGGTATTCAAAATGAGTGAATACAGCCCTGGCACTACCGCCCCACTATTCCACCCACGCTGTCGCTGTACGATAGTGCCATATGAGGAGGATATGGAGGGGCTGGGTGAGCGTTTTGCGAGAGATGTTAAAACAGGTAAAGGCTACCGAGTGCCAAACAATACCACATACAAGCAATGGAAAGAGATGCAAGATGCCAAATACGGGGCAGGCACAGTTGATAAAGAGCGTAAAAAGTGGGCAAACCAAACAGCGGATAAGGAGCAGCTTAAACGGTACAGATCGCTGCTCGGCAATGAGGCTCCCCGTTCTTTGGCTGATTTCCAAACGCTTAAATACGATACACCGGACAGTTACGCCGCCCTTAAAGTTAAATATGCTGATAAGGGTATACAAAAGCGTATACGGAATAATACCGCATATACAACGCTGAAAACCGGACAGCAAGGCAAACATATTATCGGAAACAATAACTACACCGAGGGGCGCAGTTACTTAACCGGAAATATGGACGATGCACAGAAACTCATTAAAAAATACGCCGGAAAAGGTGAAATAAGGCGGGATAGCAAAGGCAAGTGGACACACAAGGAATTTTGCACCGCTGATAAAATTATTGGCTATTATGCGCCGCCGGATGGCAGTGAGCCGATCCCAACAAACCGTTTTAGTATCAGTTATGCAACGGGAAAAGACAAAGGCGCACATATCGTACCGGCAAAACCGGAAAAGGAGGAATAACTTATGGCATTACCCGAAATGACAGAAATGCAAAAACAGATGTATGCCGCTTGTGGGCATAAAGTAGAAATACACCTTGTTGGAGGGTTTAAGCCCTGCATCGGAGAGTGTATTAACTATACAAAGCCTTTGGATAACGATCCGGAGGTTGCAAGCATTGATATTCGTGTGCCCGGCTATTCAAGCACATACGAAATAACAGAGGACGAAATAGAAACCCTTACCCTTTTGGATAAGGAGTAACCCCTCATAAACCCCATAACGGTTGTTAAAAGCATCGTGCTGAAAATGCACGGTGCTTTTTTCATACAAAAATACCGCTTGCCCCAGCGGAATACAAGGCGGGGCGTTGCATTACCGGGACTTGCCGGAAAACAAGGAAAGCAACTAATTACCATAAGGAGGTAAAGCAAAATGTTGGAGTGGTTAAAAAGTATACTTGGTGATGGCTATACGGACGAGGTGGATGCCAAGGTATCAGCTGAAATTGGCAAAAACTTTGTTTCAAAAGCAGACTTTAACCAGGTAAACGCCGCAAAGAAAAAGGCAGAGGACGATGTGAAAACAAGGGATCAGCAGCTTGAAACTTTGAAAAAGTCAACAGGCGATACTGCGGCCTTGCAGGAACAGATCACAACTCTGCAAACCCAGAACGCAGAGGCAAAAAAGACCTATGAGGCAGAGCTTGCCCGTGTACGCCTTGATGGCGCCGTTGAGGCTGCCCTCACCGCTGCCGGTGCAAAGAACAACACCGCCGTAAAGGCGCTGCTTGCAGATTTCCTCAAGGATGCCAAGCTGGATGACAGCGGAGCCGTTAAAGGGCTTGCCGCTGAAATTGACACGCTGGCAAAAGCCGATGCTACCGCATTTCTCTTTAACACCGCTGACGGAAACGCACAGCAGTTTAAGGGTATGCAGCCCGGTGCCGCAGGTGGCAAGACACCGCCCGCAGCCGGAAAAGAGCCAAAAGATATGAATTACGATGAGCTTTGCGCTTATCTTGAGGCTAACCCCGGAGCAAAGCTCGAATAAAAAAAATAATTACAGAAAGGTGAGGTAAGAATTATGCCTAACACGAAATTTGATGCCAAGAGCTTTAACGCCGAGGCTTTCAAGTACAAGGTTGGTACCGTTCCCAACTTGAAAATGAACGAGATCAAAAAGTCGGCAGCACTTGCCGCAAACCCCGATATTAAGAGCGTTTTTGCAAACCAGGACGGCACCGGCTACGCCCGTATTGCTATGCGTGGACTGCTTGACGGTGATGCCGTAAACTATGACGGCCAGACCGATATTACCGCAACCTCCCTCAAGACTTTTGAGCAGGGTGTTGTTGTAGTCGGCCGTGCAAAGGCGTGGGTTGAAAGAGATTTCAGCTACGATATTACGGGCGGCCAGGACTTTATGGATGCCGTTGCTGCACAGATTGCCGAATACAAGGACGGGCTCGACCAGAACACGATCCTTGCCGTCCTCAAGGGCATATTTGCTATGAGTGGCGATGCCAAGAGCAAGGAATTTGTTGCAAAGCACACCACAGAGGTTGACGGTGCTATGACGGCAACCACGCTCAACTCCGCAACCAACAAAGCCTGCGGTGCGAACAAAAAGAAATTTTCGCTTGTGTTTATGCACAGCGATGTAAGCACCGGCCTTGAAAACCTCAACCTCATTGAGCGCCTCAAGTACACCGACAAGGACGGTATTTCCCGCAGCCTTGAGCTTGGTACTTGGAATGGCAAGCTCGTTGTGGTTGACGATGACCTCCCCGCCGAGGAGGGCTATTTTGAGGCTACTGCAAGCACCGAGGGCGCAGTTAAGGTTGTTGCAAACAGCGCCAGCCCTGCTGACGGTGAGATCAAGCTCTCTGCCGTTACCCCGTACTTTGGCAGCAAGACGCTTGCCGCTGCTATGTATGTAGTGCTCGGCACCCGTTACACCACTTTTGCACTCGGCAAGGGTGCTATTTCCTACGAGGATATTGGTGCAAAAACGCCGTATGAAATGGACAGAGACCCGGCAAAGAACGGCGGCCAGGACACCCTTTATATTCGCCAGCGCAAGTGCTTTGCCCCGTTTGGTATTTCCTACGAAAAGGCAAGCCAGGCAAGCAACTCCCCCACGGATGCAGAACTTGCCAACGGTGCAAACTGGGTGCTTGTTCACACCGGCGAAACGCAGGCGGCAAACCGTTCCTACATCAACCACAAGGCCATCCCCATTGCAAGGATCTACTCCAGGGGCTAATAACAAAGGGAGGTGCAGCCAATGGATATTTACAATGATGTTGTTTATAGGCTGTCACAGCTTGGCTACACCGTGCCTGCGGGCGATACCCCCGATGCCGCAGTAAAATATGCCATAAACCGTGCCGCCGAGAAAATCAAGGCGAATATCAACCGCACGGAAATACCGGACGGCTTACATTATACTTGGGTGGATATGGCGGCCGGGCTTTTTCTTTTCGATAAGAAAACAGCCGGGCAGCTTGATGAGGGCTTTGATTTCACAGCCCCCGCCAAAAAGATTACCGAGGGCGATGTATCCGTAGAATTTTCGGGCGCAGACGATGGCAGCTCCACGCCGGAGGCAAGGTTTGATAAGCTGATTAACAGCCTTATTAACCCCCCGGCGTATTTATTTGCCCGTTTTAGGCGGTTTGTATGGTAGGCGGCAAGAGTTATGCCGCAGCAATAAAAAGCCTGTGGCGGGGCAAATGCACGGTTACAGTGCGTAATAATGACACAACCGATGAAAACACCGGGCGTGTTGTTGTGGGTGAGGTTGACACCTACACAAACGAGCCCTGCCGTATTTCCTTTGACACCGTGAACGCAACCCAGCCGGAAAACAACGCCGCCAATATCATACAGAGCATAACGCTTTTTATTGATCGTGCGGTTGTTATCCCGGAGGGCTCAAAAATCACGGTAACGCAAAACGGCGTAACGGCTGTTTACGAGAAAAGCGGCAAGCCCGCCGTTTACAGCACACACCAGGAAATACCGCTTGAGATATTCAAGGGGTGGGCGTAATGGCACGCTGGGGCAATGCGGACTTTGAGCAACTGCGGGAGCTGCAAGAACGGTTGCAAAAGCTGCAAAGCATAGACCTAAACAAATTTTGTGAGGATGCCTCAAAGGAATTGGCCGCCCGTTTGCTTGCTTTGGTTATCCCCCGTACACCCGTGGGCGATTATCCGAAAGAAACAGGCAAAGAGGGCGGTACACTACGGCGAGGCTGGACTGCGGGCAAGGAAACCGCACCCGGTGCTTATGCAAAAAGCCTGCCGGTTGAAAAATCGGGCAACTACTACATTATACGGGTTATTAACCCCGTTGAGTATGCAAGTTATGTGGAGTTTGGGCATAGGCAAACACCGGGGCGGTTTGTTCCTGCCATCGGCAAACGGCTTAAAAGCGGTTGGGTAAACGGGCAGTATTTTCTCACGCTGTCGGAGGATGACCTGGAACGCATTGCACCTGCCGTGTTACAAAAAAGGCTTGATAAGCTATTACGGGAGGTATTCAATGGCTGAAATAAACTTTAACCAAGTATATGACGGTGTAACGCTTGCCCTGCATCGTGCTTTTCCAAAAGCACACATACACGGCGGCGTTATCAAACAGGATCTAAAAGACGGTGATTTTAATGTGCTGCCGATTACAGCAAACCATACGGAGCAAATGGGCACCCGTGCCCAGCACAAACCCGTGTTTGATGTGATTTATTACCCAAGCAAAGCCGGAGGGCGTACCGAAAGCCTGCGGGTGGCACACCAGCTTGCTTTTGTGCTCCGCACAATACAAACGCCAAACGGTGACAAGGTGCATTGCTTGACCTTTGACACAACGATTGAGGACGATGCCCTGCATTGCTTGGTTGGCTATCCGCATTTTGTGTATGTGCCGGAGCCTGCGGATCCTATGGAAAATCTAAAAATCGAATAAGGAGGCCACACTATGGCAGACAAAAAAGCCACAGAGGCCACGGCAGCGGTGCCTCGCTTTGCAAAGGCACAGCTTATGGCCTCTAATAAATACGCCAGCAGAAAAGACTTGATCGGCGCTTTGCTGGACGATAACACGGAATACACCATCGCACAGGTGGATGAGCTGATCGAAAAATACTTGAAAGGAAAGGTGATCTAATATGGCACTTGGTGGCGGCTCCTGGCTTACTCAAAACAAAGTATTGCCGGGATCTTATATTAACTTTGCAAGCCTTGCAAAAGCAAGTGCAACCCTGTCCGACAGAGGCATTGCGGCGGCGCCGTTTGTTCTTTCCTGGGGCCCGGAGGGTACCGTAATTGAGGTTACGGCCGCCGATTTCCAGAAAAACAGTAAAAACATTTTCGGCTATGGCTACGATGCACCGGAAATGCTTGCTTTGCGTGAGATTTTCTGCAATGCAACCAAAGTGTACTGTTACCGCCTCGGTACCAGCACACAGGCAGAGTGCACTTTCGCCAAGGCAAAATACGGTGGCGCAAGAGGAAACAAGCTCACCATTAAAATTACGGCTGATGTTGACAACGCCAACTATTTTATTGTGAGCACGCTCCTTGACGGCGTTGCCGTGGATGAGCAGCGTGTTAAGACAGCTGCGGAACTCGTTGCAAACGATTTTGTAACATTCAAGACCACAGGCGTTACCCTGTCGGCAACCTCCGGCACGCCTCTTGCGGGCGGTGCGGACTGTGCAAGCATTACAGGTACGCATTACCAGGCATTTTTGGATGCTATCGAAAGTTATTCGTTTAACACCCTTTGCTGCCCGGTAAACCCCACAGACACAAGCACAAAAAGCACGGTTGCACTCTTTGCGAATTATACAAAGCGTATGCGTGAGGAGGTAGGTGCTAAATTCCAGCTTTGCGCTATTAAGCCCGAAACGGACAGCGAGGGCGTTATTGGCGTGTGGAATACCGCAACCTTTGACGGCACGGCAACAGATGCACTTGTGTATTGGGTAGCCGGTGCACAGGCGGCTGTGGCTGTCAATAAATCGCTTACAAACAGCAAATACAATGGTGAGCTTACCGTTGATACAAACTACACGCAGGCAGCCCTTGAGGCGGCTATTAAAGCGGGTAAGTTTATGCTCCACAGCGTAAACGGTACGGTGCGTGTGCTTGAGGATATTAACACCCTTGTAACGCTTACAGCGGAAAAGGGCGAGATTTTCCAGAGCAACCAGACCGTAAGAGTATGCGACCAGATCGCAAACGATGTGGCGGTGCTGTTCAATACCCGTTATGTCGGCATTGTTCCGAATGATGCCTCCGGCCGTGCAACCCTGTGGAATGATATTGTAAAACTCATTCAGCAGCTTGAAACGCTCCGGGCGGTTGAGGACTTTGATCCCGACACCGTAAGCGTGGATATTGGGGACCGTAAGGGCTCCGTATTGCTTACCATTGACGGGCTCAACATTGTAAACGCTATGAGCCAGCTCTATATGAGCGTTATTATTCAGTAAGGAGGTAGGCGTAAATGAGTAACAAGGTAATGAACACAAATGATGCACCGGTTGCCAAGTTTGCGGAGGTTTTCGTAACCCGCAACGGCAAGCGTAATGCAATGCTTATGTGTAAGGACTTTGAGGGCAAAGCCAATATTTCCACGCAGGATGTGCCCCGTATGGGCAGCGTGATTATGGGCAAAAAGCCCACCACCGTTGAGCTTTCGTTCACTATGACAATTTACAAGTGCACCGAGATTTTTGACGATGTGGTTGACGAATTTATCAAAACGGGCGTTATGCCTCTGCTCACAATTCAGACCTCAAACGAGGATCCCGCCACCTCCGTTGGCCGCAGCACCAAGGTTTACAATGACTGCGTGCTTGACGGGGATGTGCTGCTTTCAATGGCAGGCTCCGAGGATGATTTTATCGAGCAGGAAATTAACGGCTTTGCCGGTGGTTACACACGCCCGGAAAAATTCAAAGATCCCACATATATGTAAACAGATAATTTAAGGAGGTATTTGCTTTATGGCAAAATCATTAAGCGCATTTTTGGCGCAGAACGCAAAAAAGGTTGATAACCGCAAGATCGCTCTTTCCCCTCGCTTTGTTGACGAGAACGGCAAAGCAATGGAATGGGAGATCACCTGCATTACCGCCGCAGAAAATCAAAAGCTCCGTAAGGACAGCCTGCGTAATATTCCGATCCCCGGAAAGCGTGGGCAGTACACGCAGGAAATGGACACGGCGCAGTACCAGGCAAAGCTGGCTGCCCGTTGCACCGTTTTCCCCGACTTTAACGATGCGGAGCTCCAGGAAAGCTACGGCGTAATGGGTGCGGAACAGCTTGCCGGTGCAATGCTTACCCCTGCCGAATTTGACGATCTTATTATCGCCATTACGGAGCTTTGCGGCTTTACCGCCGAGGGTGAGCTTGTAGCCGAGGCAAAAAACTAATACTGGAGGGCGATGAGGAGGCAAATTATACCTACTACGCCCTCCACAAATTCCATTGGAAACCCTCGGAGTTTTTGGACCTTGATCCATACGAGCGTGCTTTTGTCATAGCCGCCATTGATGTAAGGGTTGAGAACGAAAAGAAAGAGGCAGACCAAGCGAAACGAAAAGCAAAAAGACGGAAATAGAGGCGGTGCCCTAACCGGTGCCGCCTTTGCTTTCCAAGAGAGGAGGTGCGCCAAATATGGGCAGAGTGCAGTCATCCCTCGTGCTTAACGATCAAATGTCAAAGGTGCTGGGCCGTATCAATAAAGCGATGGGCTCGGTGCTTGATAGTTTTGAGGCAGTACAGCGTGCATCCGGCAGGAGCTTTAACACAGCAAACATTGCCGCAGCACGCCGTGAAATTGGGGCAGCAGATGCCGCCCTAAACGAAATGGAGCAGAGTTACCGAGATTGCAACAACCAACAGCAACAGCTTAACAAGCACATAGGCCAGGGCACAACTGCGGCCGGCGGCTTACTCGGTAAGATTAAGAGCATCGCCTCGGCTTATCTGGGTATGAAAGCCGTTAAGGGCTTGGTTGGCTTGTCGGACACGATAACGCAGACCGATGCCCGTTTATCTATGATGAATGACGGACTGCAAACCACCGCAGAGCTTAACGATATGATTTATGCCTCCGCACAAAGATCAAGAGGCTCATATCTGGCAACCGCCGATGCCGTTGCAAAGCTGGGGCTTATGGCTGGCGATGCTTTCAGCAGCAACAAGGAAACCATTGCCTTTATGGAGCAGGTAAATAAGCAATTCAAAATTGCCGGTACCTCCGCACAGGGTATTGATGCCGCTATGTTGCAGCTCACGCAGGCGATGGGCTCCGGCGTGCTCCGTGGTGAGGAATACAACAGTATTCTGGAACAGGCGCCAAACATTATACAAGCCATTGCAAAGTATATGGATGTGCCAAAGGGCAAGCTCAAGGATATGGCCGCAGACGGGCAGATCACCGCCGATATTGTAAAGGCGGCAATGTTCGCCTGTGCAGACGAAACCAACGCCAAATTTGAGAGTATGCCCAAGACCTGGAGCGATATATGGACCTCGATGAAAAACAGGGCTATTAAGGCCCTTGATCCGCTGCTTGCAAAAATCAACCAGCTTGCCAACAGCGAAAGAGCACAGCGGACCGTAAACGGTTTGATCCGTACCTTTTCGGTTATGTCGGTTGTGCTGGCGCAGGTGTTCGATGGCGTGTGTGCTGTGTATAACTTTGTGGCAGATAATTGGAGCTGGATCCGTCCTGTCATAATGGGTATTGTGGCCGCCCTGCTGCTATACAAGGCAGCAGTGTTTACCATAACGGCCATTGAAACCATTGCAGCCGTTGCAAAGGGCATTTTTGCCGCTGCAACTATGATGCAGACGGGTGCAACCTTTGCCGCCACGGCGGCGCAGTACGGGCTTAACACAGCAATATGGGCGTGCCCCATTACCTGGGTTATCGCTCTTATTATCGTGCTTATCGTGCTTATTGCTATATTCTTTGAGCAGGTTGTCGGTGCCGTTTACTGGCTCGGTGCTTTGTTCAAAAATGTTGGCTTGTGGATCGCAAATGTTTCCATAGCGATATGGAACAGCATTAAAAATATAGGCTTATGGTTTGCAAACTTGGGGCTTGCTATATGGCAGGTTATTAAAAACATAGGTATGTGGTTTGCAAACCTCGGTGCTGCTACCTGGGCGATTATCAAAAATACCGGGCTTTGGTTTGCAAACCTCGGTATGGGCATCTGGAATGTGCTCAAAGCCTGTGCAAACAATGTGGGCGTTGCCTTTAACAATGCCTGGGTATTCATTCAACAGGGCTTTTGGGGTATGGTAAATGTCATTATGCAGGGGCTTAAAAGCCTTGCAAATATGGCAAACAAGGTGCTCGGCTGGATGGGCGTAAATATCGACACCTCCGGGCTCGATTTTGCGGCCAAAAAGATTGACGAGCTCAACAGCAAAAAAGAAAGCTATACCAGCATAGGCGATGCGTGGAATGAGGGCTTTAATACCTTTGCTTATGACAGCGTAAGCGATGCGTGGAACAGCCACTCCTACGGCAGCGTGGGCGATGCTTTCGGTACCTATGATGTGGACTTTGGCAAGGGCTGGAGCGAGGGTATGAATACCTTTGATACATTCCAGGACGGCTGGGGCTCAAGTGCCTACAACAAGGGTGCAGAGGTGGGCAGAAATATTAAAAGCTCCGTAACCGGCGTTTTTGATAATATGCTCGGCAACCTCGGACTTGGTGAGGACGGTACCGGCGGCTTAGATCCCTACGGCAGCGCTCTTGGCGATATTGCGAAAAACACAGGCGATACGGCAAAGAACACGGGCAAAAGCACTGAGGAGCTTTCCTACCTGCGGGATATTGCAGAGCGTGAGGCCATTAACCGCTTTACTACTGCCGAAATTAAGGTTGACCTTGGAGGCGTTACAAACAATGTGGCGGCCAACACAGACCTTGACGGCATAATCAGTTATTTAACGGACGGCGTTGCCGAGGCTTTGGTAACGGCAAGTGAGGGGGTGTATTGATGTGAGTTATAAATGTTATCTTTTCGGTGAGCTTATGCCGCAGACACCGGCAAAGTTATCCGTAAAGATCAGCGGAAAGAATACCACAGTAACCCTGTTGAACGAGGGCGAAATTAACTTTTTGAAATATCCGGGGCTCACGGAGATCACCCTGCCGCTTGTTTTCCCTATGCTGACCGCAAGCAAGCGCCCCGATTATTATTTAACCCTGCTGGAGCGTGCCAAAACGCAAAGGACCACAACGCAGTTTATTATGACAAGGACAACGCCCGCCGGGCAACTCTTGTTTGATACCAATATCAAGGTAAGCGTTGAGGACTACACCATAGAGGAAAGTGCCACAAACGGCCTTGATGTAAGCGTTGAGGTAAAGCTCAAGCAGTACCGTGATTACAGCACCAAAACGGTTGCCATTAAAACCACGGTTAAGCACAATGACAGCAAAGACACCACCGTTAAGAAAACGGCAACGGTGCAAATTACAAGACCGGCAACAAATGCCCCACAAACCAAAACCTACACCGTTAAAAAAGGTGATACACTCTGGGGCATTGCCAAGAAATATTACGGAAACGGAGCGAAATACCCGACAATATACAATGCAAACAAGGGTAAGATCAAAAACCCTAACCTCATTTATGTTGGGCAGGTATTCACCATACCGTAATGACCTACGAGCTTTTTATTCAGCACGGCTCAACCCTTATGTTTCCCCCTATTGTTGACGGTGTAACGATAGAGTGGCAGCGTAAGGGGCAGCCGGGCAAATTAACCTTTGAATGTATCAAAACGGATGGGCTTGATTTTGCGGAGGGCGATGCCTGCCGCTTTTCGGTTGACGGCACGCCAATGTTTTACGGCTTTGTGTTTGAAAAATCGAGATCCGGCAGCGACAATAAGAAAATCAAGGTAACGGTGTACGATCAGCTTTACTACCTCAACAATAAAGATTATTTTCAGTACGAAAATAAGACCGCAACCGAGGTGGTGCGTATGCTCGCAGAGGACTTTGGACTGAACGCCGGAGCCCTTGAGGACACCAGTTATAAGATTGCCAGCCGCACCGAGGACAACAAAAGCCTTTTTGATATTATCCAAAATGCCCTTGACGAAACACTCAAGGCTACAACACAACTTTATGTGCTGTATGACAATGCCGGAAAGCTCACGCTTTCCAACATAGGAAATATGAAACTCGGCCTTGTGATAAACGAGGACACCGCAGGCGATTATGACTATAAATCAAGCATTGCAAACAACACATACAACAAAATACGGCTTTTCCGTGAGGGCTCGGATCCCGTAACCGTAAAAAGCAGCAGTACCATAATGCAGTGGGGCGTGTTGCAGTACGCCGAAAAGGTGAACGATGACAGCGCAAACCTTAACAATATGGCTGCCTCCCTGCTTAAACTCTACAATACCAAAACCCGCACATTAAGCGTAAAAAATGTGCTCGGTGATACAAGGGTAAGGGCAGGCACGCTGCTTGTGGTTATCCTTGGGCTGGGTGATATGAATGTATCAAACTTTATGCTTGTAGAAAGCGTAAAGCACAGTTTTAAGGACGGGCAGCACCTTATGGAGCTAAAATTGCGAGGTGGTACTTTTGTCACTTGATGCACAAAAACTTGTAATGCTGATTAAGCAGGCCGCTGTGGAGGCGGTAAATGCAAAGGATCCTATGTCCTTGAAAATCGGTGAGGTTGTTTCCGTATCACCCCTCAAAATCAGCATAAACCAAAAAATCACTATCCCGGCATCGCAGCTGCTCCTTACAAATGCCGTGCGTGATTATACGGTGTATGAAACCGTGGATCACACCACCGGCGCCGCTTTGGGCAGCGTAAGCCTAACGCATAAGCACGCATACTCCGGCACAACCTCCGGAAACGAAAGTTACTCCGGCAACACGGAAAACGCCGGAGGGGTGAACATCGGACACAGCCACAGCTACAAGGGGCGCAAAAAGTTTACCGTGCACCTGGGGCTCAAAACCGGTGAAAAGGTGTTGATGCTCCGGTGCGATGGCGGGCAAAAGTTTATAGTGTTAGACAGATTGGAGGCACCAAATGGCTGATAATTCATACTTACCGCAGACCGGTGATGATCTTGATCTCATTGAGTTTGCAATGGAACAGCAACCCAGCCATACCTACAAGCTGGATATAAGCCGGGGGCGGGTTAAAGGCATTACCGAGGATGCCGATGCGCTGCTGCAAGCGGTGTATTTAATTCTTTCGGTAGAGCGTTACCAATACCCCATTTACTCCTACAACTACGGTGTGGAGCTGGTTGACCTTATAGGCCAGCCAAAAGATTTTGTAATGTCCGAGGTAAAACGCCGTATTACCGAGGCATTAACCCAGGATGACCGCATAAACAGCGTGGACGGCTGGGAATTTGAAAGCACCAAAAAGGCACTTATTGTAACCTTTACGGTGCACTCAATTTACGGCGATATAGAAACCAAAAAGGAGGTGGATGTATGAGCCTTTTTGAGGATCAAACCTACGAAAATTTACTTGCAAATGCAATGGCAAGGGTAAGCTCAACCTTTGACAAAAGGGAGGGCTCTATGGTGTATAACGGTGTGGCTCCGTCTATGGCAGAGCTTGCACAGCTTTATATCGGCCTTGACTTTGTTTTTACGGCAACCTACATTGCCACCGCCCCCCGTGATTACCTCATAGAACGGGCAAAGGATCGTGGACTTTCACCCAAAGCGGCAAGCGCTGCGGTGTTCCGTGCGGAGTTTAATATTGAGGTGCCTGTCGGCTCCCGTTTTTCCTGCGAGGAATTAAACTTTATTGTAACGGAACGAATGACCGGCGAGGACACGGAAACAGGCCTCAGCCACAAAGTAACCTGTGAAACGGCAGGCTCGGCGGCAAACGATTGCGCCGGGGATCTTATCCCTATTGAGTACATTGCCGGACTTACCACCGCAAAGCTGGTTGAGCTGCTTATCCCCGGCGATGACGAGGAGGACACGGAGGTATTTAGACAGCGGATCCTTGATGCCGTACAGAGCCAGGCCTTTGGCGGCAACCAGGCCGACTACAAGGCAAAGGTGCTGGGCATT